TGCTGCACAGCGAGCTGGTCCCTTTGCACGTTTATAGATTCCTCCCCGCCCCACACTGCCCCGCCAAGGGCTCCAACCTTGGCCCCGCTAGTGGCAAGCATTGCGGCTGGGCCTTCTTTTCCAGCTTTCGGAACATAGGCTCCACTCGTGTCTGCTGCTCCTGGCGTTGGGTTGGCTGCCCTAACGGCGCCAGCAGTTGCCTCTTTTGACGCGTTGATTGCGTCCATGGCGCCTTGAATTTTCGCCTCCGTTTCTGTTGTGTCAAAAACAGGCCCACCAGCCCTAGCTTGAATCTCAGCCTCTTGGATTGCTGCTTTTTGAGCGGCCTCGCCCTTGAAGACGTTTTTGACCGATGCCGCCGTTTGTGCCATCAACACCTTGATCTCTTCTGCCAGAAAATTAACGGCGCTTTGAAAAGCCAGCTTCATGGTGTTGTAAATCAACTCTCCAGTTGATCCAAAGTTGTCAAAGTAGTTGATCCAGAAAGAAATTGCTCCGCCAAAAGCCTGCCCAATTTTGGACAAATCAATCTTTGCGGCGGCCTCGATAACCCCCATGAGCTGCGGCACAACTTCCGACGCAACTCCGACAAAAAACCCTTTGAGTTTATCTCCCACTACGGACAACAGGTCGCTTGCCTTGCCAAAGATCCCAGCGTTTTCGAGCATCAACGCAGCTTGATTCCCGAGCAGTTCGCGGACCTCGTCCATGCCCCCAGCAGAAAAAACTGCAAGCAACTTTGCCCCCTGCTTCCCAAAGATATCCATCGCCATTGCGGAGCGTTGGGCCGGATTCTCGATCTTGGAAATAGCCTGGCCCACTTTTGCCAACTGCTCATCAGCCGTGAGCCCTTGCAGATCGCTGATATTTAGCCCCATTTGGGCAAACTTTGCGGCCGCGTCCACGCTGCCACTAGCTGCTTCAGAAATGGACTTTTGCAGCTTTGCCAAAACCGGCTGCACCTGTTCGGCCTTCATGCCGTTAAGGTCGAAGGCTAACTGAAGCTCCATCAGCTTGTCTATGGCAACGCCGGTTTGAGCGTTTAGGTCAACCAGATCATCGCCCGCTTGAATGGCGCCGTAAAAACCCCGTGCGGCTGCTGCGAGCGCGCTAAACACGGCGGCACCACCGACGACATTTTGAATCATCGACCCGAGCCCTGACATGGCCGATTGCGCTCGGTTGATGCCACTGACAAAGCCACTGGTGTCTGCGCCAATTTGAATTGTGTTCGCCATAATTTTTAACGAGAGAAAACGTCAGTGCGCCGAATTGCCCTGGCTGCGATGCCCGAGATTAACCGGCGCCGCATTGCCTCTGCTTGGATGTCGTAAGCCTGCTGCAGCGCCCTCTGAATAGCTGCCGAGTCGGTGTGTTTGTTTGGGTTTCTGGCGCGAAATGCCACGATATTCCCACTTACGCGAAGCGCTGCCGTTCCAGGGTTTTTGCTTTGCAGCCGTCCCACCCAGTCAGGGAATATCACACCAAGCCGAGTTGCGGCCTTGCACCACCCGGCAGCAGTGACTCCAATCGTGCGCTCCAAAAGCGCTTCCACTTGTGCGCGTTTTGCTACCGTCGAAAAATGCTTGGGAGCGCTGTCTGGGTAGCGTTTGTCTGGCTTTTGGTGCTGCTTGATAAACTGCACCAGTGCCGAGGGAGAAGCTTCCAACTCTCTTGAAACAATCTCCAACTGTTCGCGACGTGCTGCTGTTCTGGCGCGATCCAACTGTCTTGCAATGGTTGCCTCATTTCGCATCACGAGTGCTTTGCGAAGTGAGTTTCTGATTGCTTTTTTGGACGCACGATACCCCGCGGCAAAGGTTCGCCCAGCCATTGGTGGAGTGTACTTAAACGCGTTGCGCACCAGTCCGCGGGCCTGCTCTTCCACCACCTCTTGCGTGGTCCTGCGCGTGATTGCGATTGAGCGCTGAAGGTAACGGTTAAACCGCACCCCAAACTCGCCCGCATTGGTTGTGACTCGGATCGCGTCACTCATCGTCCTCGTCCTCCTCCTGTTGGCGGGTCAAAAACAGGCTTTCCAATGCCACTTCCTTGCGACGCACGGTCCACGCCCCGTTGCCCCAGATGACGGCGTGGTAGATTCGCATCAACTGCGCCAAAGGCACCCGGCGTTGTAAGTGGTCTTGCGTCCATCCTGTTTCACGCGCCAGTACTAAGAGGAAGGACTCCTCCCAGCCTGGCGCCGTTAGTTTTTTGGCGCGTCCTCCCGCGTCTTGCCGGGCTGCGGCAGAACGTCCACGCGGCCAGATTCTACGGCTTCGGCTTGCGCTCGGCACCATTCGGCCACCGGCTTTGCCAAAGCCAGCGGGAAGGCCCGTGTAAACGCCTTAATGGCACTTAACGCGGTGCCGTCGCTGATTGCCTGCTCTACGTCCTCCGGTTCGCGACTTTGCAGCCACGCGCATGCAATCACCTGCTGTTGGTCGGACAGTTTTGCTAGTTCCAGTTCGGATATCGCAAACTGCGTCGTCATGGTCCAAGGACGCAACTCAAGCGGTCCCACTTTGGTGGTTTTGAGGAAAAATGGGTTCATGCGAAACGCGCTTGGAATTCGTTTTTGAGCCAGTCGGGACTGTCGGGATAGACGACGCCGAAACTGCGTGCGTCGCCACGGGAAATGCCAACGGCGGCCGATCTGGCAAAACGCTTTAAGTCCCGAGCGTTGTCCCTGTACCCGCGCATCCACGAGATGTCGGAATCGGGATTGGCCTTGCACCAGTCGATGCTTTCAAAACGCTTACGGAACTCGTCAAAGTCGATGTCCTCGCCGTCCACCTTGGCGAGCACGTCGCAATTCACGATCCATCGAACGTGAGTCTTTCCGGCTTCGTCAACAAAGTGCTGGAACCCGCCGCGTTTGATGAGTGCACCGCCGCTAGTAAGCCAAGCGGCGATGATGTCAGTGTTGAAGCTCTTACCCGGAGCTTCAGAGTCCTCAAGTAATCGGAGGCGCATAAATTAGTTACTAGCTGGCGTTTTTGTAGACCGTCGCGGATGCGGACCATCCACGAAAGTCGTCGTTTTTGGAGTCGAGAGTGACGTTGGTCCAAATGCCTTTGCCGCTTGTTACGCCAGGCATGCCACTGGATGATCCGGCAGCAAACGGACAAGTATCACCCTTGCCTTTGACGCTCACAGAAAAGGTTACGTCAAAAGTCTTAGCTTCAGAAAACGTGCCAGTGCTGCTGATAAGCTGTTTGAATTCTGCCTTTTGCTCCACGTCGGCGGATTCAATAATGGATCCCGACGCGCTGATGATGGAAATTCCAAAGGTAGCCATATTAAGCAAAAAGCGTGTAGGTGGTTTCAGAAGTTGCGAAATCGTCGTTGGTTTCGGAAACCTTCGAGCCGGTGATTTTGGCGCCGCTAAAGCTGCCCTCTGGCACTGCGTCCAGATCTGCTTCGCCCTTGGTTTTAACGGTGGTCGTGGTAGTGCTGCGCGGCTTGGCTTGCACGATAACGGTTTGCCCGTCGGAATCGCGGATTGTTGCCAGTTCCACAACAGTTTCCTGTGTGGACTCTTGCAAGTAACCGCTGGGTGCGGTAACTCCAAATGTAACTGCGCCAAAGGATACGGGCATAGGTATTTAAGGTTTGGGGCCGAAGCCCACGGTGTATGGGAGCGACGTGCGCCAGTGACGCTCATCGCGGAGATTGTCGGTTGATTGAGCCACAACCCCGTAGAGTTGCACGGCGTCAGAAACTAGAACCAAAGTGCGCATGGCAGCGTCCACCTCGGCAGCAAAATCAGCCTGGTCGGCCCGAGTGTAGTCGTCGGCCTGCAAACAAACGGACAACGTCAGGTTGCCACGTTGCAGCGGAGAACCCACTACCACGTCGGTTTGTAACTCCATTAACACGGCCTTTGCCGGAATCGCTCGGTCGTCCTGTGCCTCCCCGACGTACACGCCCGGAAGAGCCAGCGAAAGAGCGGCCTGCACTGCCGCGGAGAAAACGCCGTCGATCATCGGGTGATGTCCTCCAGGTACAGCTTCCAAGATATTGGATCCTCGTCCCAGCTCGTGATGCGCCGCTCGGTGCCGTTCACGGTCAACTTGGCGCCCTTTATTGGCTCAGGAAAGCCAGCCTTCAGCAGCCGAACTGAGCCAGCAAAATGCTGCTCAAAACCGCCCATTGCCAACAGGTCAGAGGTCTTTTCACTCGCCACCGAAAACACTGTCACACCGTTGTATGTAACAGAATCGGCCTGCATGTAGTCCAATGCCTGGCTCATCGCGGATTCAGTGATGGCGGTCCACTCAGACATTAGAGCAGGCTCTCTTTGTTGCGTTTAGACGCGGGTCGCGGTGCAGGCTGTACGTTTGCCACCATTAGAGGACGGCCTTTCTTGCGATCAGGACGATTCAGGATGTGCAACGAAAGTTCTCCCTTGTCGGCAGTTAGAGTTTTGAACTCGCGCACCGCCGCGTCGTAATCTGTGAAGCTGGCAAGGATCTCCTGCCCCTGAAGAATAATCGTAATTGGTTTGGACATAATCGGTTTACACAAAGGGGCGGGCAGCGGTTAAGCCACCCGCCCCAAAGTTTCAGAAACTACTCAGCAACGATACGGATCCCCATTTCGGTGCGGCCAGCCTGCACCCCGTAGAGCACCCCGAAGGAGTAGACGAGATTCGCAGTCAGGTTGTCGTAGAAGCGGCGGAACTGCACGGGCAGGTTCAAGCCAGGGACGATTACGTCGGCAACTTCGGTGCCCATCTGCTGTGCGCCGGAAGCGTCAACGCGGCGAGCTGCCATCAGGAGCGCGCTCTTATGGAACACGAACCCACCAAGGCCTTGGCCGTTTGCGTCAGCGAGGTCGGACTCGTAAACATCAAACCCAGCAACGCGGGGAATGTAGCCTTCGGTCTTTTCGCGGATAAAGCCGGGGAACTCTGCGCTGTTCAAGCTCTTCACGAGGCTCGCAAAGTAGGTCGGATTGAGCACAACTGCGCGGCCCATCTGAGGAGCACCAGCCAAGTTCAACGTCGCACGAAGGTCGGCGAGGTCGTCCCGGTTGAAGTTGCCTGCGTTGATGCCAACGCTATTGAAATTGCTGGACGTGATGAGATTCCACAGATCCGAAAACATCTTTGCGCCGGTTGCCTGCAAAGCGGGCTCCACGAAAAGCTGGTTAAGGTCAATTGCGGACTTGCTGCGCTCCAAATCGTTGAACCCGTAAGGGAACCCAAAAAGGTTGGAAAGCGTGATAGTCTTTGCAACGGTCTCAACACCCTGAGGGCTGTAGCCGCTGGAAAGGTCCACGGCAGTCGGCTTGACGGGGTAGCGAGTTGTGACGGAAGCGCCTGCGGCAGAGATGTCTGAGGAGAAATCCGTGGCGATGCCGTTAAGCGGCGCAAACAAATTTTGAAGCGCGGGCAAACTTTCCTGTGCGATGGCAGCGAGGTTGACCCCCGCAATGGTATTAGACATGGTCTTGTGTGTGTTGGGGTTAGACTAGCTGAGTTTCAGCGCGGCTTTGTGCTGCGCGTAAAAAGCGTTGCGGGCGTCGAGCGGGAGGTTGTTGTACTCGGCCCACAGTTCAGAAACTGACTTAGTGGCAGAGACTTGCTCGGACTGGATGGTAACGGGAGCCACGCCCAGGTTTGCCACGATGGCGTTTGCTTTTGCGGAAGCGTCGGCCTCGGCGGCTTTCACTGCGTCAAGCGCCTTTGCCAGCTCGAGCTTTTCAAGCTGCGCAACGTCGAGCGCTGCGGACAGTTCTGCGGTCTTTGCTTTCAGCGCGTCAAATGTTGCCACCAGTGCGGTATGCTCTGCGCTGAGTGCGTTAAGCGCGGCCACATCTGCCTGCGCGGCAGAAAGCGCGGCCAGCGCATCGGTCAGGGTGTTCGGTAGGTGATCCATCTACCTACGCGAATTGGGACAAGTAAAAGCCCCGTGGAGAAACCAAACTCCACGGGGCTGAGACAACAAACAAATGAAACTACACGCCGATCATAGCCAAAAGTTCACCGTATGCAAGTTCCTGATTTCCGATGCCGTCAATGAGATTGGCGGCCTTTGCCCGCGGTGCGAGGTACGCGGCGCCGGTCATAAACTCATCGGCCACGCGCCGGTTCCTGAGGACGTTGTCGCGAAACTGCGAGAAGCTGTCGTCCACGAGCTGTTGCAGGCTGGCGCGCTGTGCGGGACTCAGAGACGGCCCCATGCCTGCGCCTTTCAGCGGGCCTGAGGTAATGGGATCCCATTTGAGTCCCTCCTCCTCGTACATCGCGGACTGGTCCACCCAGGGAATGATTGTGCCGATGCTGCCCCAAGTGGATCCCACGGAGCCGTACACCTTATCGCAACTGACGGCGATGTTGTACGCCGCCGAGCATGCGGTGTCGTCGGAGTAGGCCACGATAGGCACCTTCAAAAACTGGATGAGGTCGGTGATTTCGGAGCACCCCGAGCAACTGCCCCCCGGAGAGTTGATCTCCAGCAACACGCCCCGCACGTTAGCTTCCATGGCCTCTTCTAGGTCATCGGCCACCCAGTCATAATCCCACGCGCCGCAGCAGGCTTCGATTGGCGAAATACCCTTGGCAAGGGTGCCCTCAATGCAGATATGCGCGATCCCTTGGCCGTCAATCTCCATCGGTTCGCGCTTGGACATCATGTTGGACATGCCCTGATAGTCGTCGCCGTTGGCGCGAACTAGGCGCCCCTCCACGAGCTTGCGGACGGCTGCGTAGCCACCGGGAGTGATGAGCCACGGACGGTAGAAAACTTGCTCAATAATGCGTTGGAACTTCATTCGGTGGGGGCGGTTGTCGGCGGATTGCCGTTGGGAGTCAAAAGTCCAAACACGTCGCGGTTGAGTCCAGATCGTTCCACGCGCTTTTTGATCTCCAGCTCCTCGCGTTCCACTTCGTCAAGGTGCTCTTCCAGCGTCTTGGATCCCGACGCCAGAATATCGGTCATGCTGCGCATGCCAGCACGGTAGGCTTCGATGGCGTCGCGGGAAGCGTAGCCGGAATCGGCCGTGAGCCTGGCTGGCTCGGTGAAACGAAACTGATACGCGCCACCGCGGTCTTTGTCTGCGCCCGTGTAGGGCGGCAGCATTCCCATTTCGACAAACTTGGCAATAGCGTAGGCGCAACGGCGCTTGCAAAATGCCGCTAGGTAGGCGTGACGCTCGGAGGTGATGCGGTTCACCTGTTCGAGCACAATCCTTGCAGAAGCTCCACCGAGCCTGCTCATATCCCACCCAAATTCCGGCGGCCATTGAGCAGCCAGCAGAGCGTTGCGGATAAGTCGTTCCTGTAGCCGGTCCTGCGCCTCGGTGGGGATTTTTGCGTCGATTTGATTGATCGACTCGCCTGCGTTGGCGGTCAAGTACTCAATCCGCCCGCCAGCCATCGGCGTGATGCGCAGCCCTGGGCCACACTGCGGCACTGTGTTTTCGGAAAGCGCCTGATACGCGTCTGATGCGTCGGCCATCCCTTGCTGGTTGGTGACGAGTAGCCCGATTTTGGCAGCCATGCGAGATGCGGACTGAATGTCGTCGCCTAAGTCTTTGAGGGAAAGTAAATCACGGATGGCAGGAGCAAACGCGGAGATCCCGCGGACTTGGTCCACCTCGCGAGGGTCCATTGTCAGCATGCACGCCTGCGTTGGAATGTCGCGGTCCTCAGATCCGTCAGCCGCCTCGCCTAGCACGCGGTAGGCCACTGCGCGGTTAGTCTTGGAAAGGATGACGCCGTTGTAAATCCGTAGCCCACGATACCGCCCAGTTTCCAGAACGCCTTCGTCATTACGGCTTCCAATCTGGTGCCACGGCACCTGTTGCAACTGTGGATAGCCGGTTGACGCCGTCGTCAGGATCGTAAGCAGATCGCCTTCACGGTCGATGGCTGTGGACTCTAGCCGGAGCCCTTCCCACCACGTCTTCCCATCAATGTACGCAATTTGGAACCAATCCAAAAGCATCGCCTCGGCTTGTTTTCCCCATTCCTTGTCCGCTCCGACAAAAAGAGGTCGCATTGCCATCCCTACGGACAGCATGGATTTTTGATCTATCGCGCTATTGACAAGGCCATTATTCCAGTACAGCTTCCGAGCGGCGCTGTTAAGCGTCCTCCACTCGGAGATGTTAAGCTCTTTGGAAATGCTCTGCGTGTGCGTCCTCCAATAGGGTTCGCCCCACACGCCACCTTCAATGAGTCGCTGGCGGCGGTATGTGTCGTATGCCCCCTGCACCTTTGGCCCTTTAAAGCCCATCAAGGTTTTGAGTTTATCAAAAAGGCTCATATGAAAAACGCCTGAGTCCTGCGCACCGGCGCGCTGATGCCCGCGGCTTTGTAGTTAAGGGCCTGCTGCGCCAGCATTACAACGTCCAGCGGCGACAGTGTGCCGCCCACGTTAAACTGGAACGCGGCGCCGTCAATGGAGCTGGAAACCAGAGAGCTCTTGCCCGCCAGCACCAAGTCGAACTTGCTCGCCACGATGGCGCGAAGTTCGGCCACGTCCCGCGTCAGGAATACTTGGAGCAGGAGTTTTTGGTCAGGAGCCATCTATCTAAGCCCGTCAGGACAAGGAAAAGCCCGGACACTGCCACACGGCAGGCCGGGCACTGATTTCCCTGTTGCTCACAACCAGTCGCACTTTGTGTTGATGGTTGAGCGGCAAAACTACTCTGTCGGTGGCGGGTCGTCAACCTCTGGTGCGGTGCTCGCCATATCCGGCAAAATGCCAAGGATCTGCGCGGCGAGGACGTTCATGGCTTCGGCGTCCCACATGTGGTTGGGGCGGCCTGTTGCGGTCCAGCGCAAGCGGGTCTTCTTGCTGCGCTTGTCCACTGTTGCTCGCTTGCGCTCGGAGTTGAGATGCCGGACATACTCCGGCGGCGCGTCCTGGGGGAACTCCCACACTGGAGAACCAGTATTGCGAAGGTTGGCTAAAATGTCTTTGATGGGATCCGACGCCCAGTAAAAGAAAGTGACAAATACCCTCTTGCCGTTGGCGTCCTTGTACGTCGGCGCCACCACCCGATCCGGCGCTGAGTAGTAGCGGCGGATGGGTTTGCCGTCCTGCCCGCGCACCGTAAAGTGATCCTCTGCGCGCCCGATGAGTGCGGTCCACCCGTAGCGGGCGCATGTGTCGTAAATCCGCCCGTGGAAGCTGTTACCAGCGTCCAGCAACGTGCGCTTGTCTGGCACTTTGAGCCTAGTCTGGATCTCGCGGAGCTGGTCCACTGTCAGTATTTTTCCCGCCCAGAGGAGGCGAGAGTGTCCGTCCTTGAGCCACACCCGGCAAATGCCCCAGTAATGATCTTGCTGGCAGTCCACGGTGAAAACACGAGCGGCCTCGTCTGGCATCGGGCGCCCGTCTTGCCACTCATTGACGAAATACTCAGACGCCTCCAGTTCCAACGCGGGCAACTCTTCCTCCTGCTTCCAAGGTTCAGCCAAGCGCTGCATGCGGAAATCTTTGGTTGGCTGTAGCACCCCGAGGTGTCGAGCATCCGAAGCTTGGCACCACTGAATCACTAGGTCGGCCCAGCGGATCCAGTAAACGGACTGAGCCGAAACGCGGCGGGAGCGGTAGCCTTCGACGTGGTCGTTGCCCTCGGTCCTCCACTCGCTGCGTTGAGTCAGCCCCCGCCTGGCTGCCGTCGTGTCTGGCGTCACATGCCCACAGTGCGGACACTCATGCCGCACGGTCTTTACCAGCGCGCCCCAGTTCCATTCTCCGTTTTCGTTTTTGCACTCGTCATATTTGATGTCCACCCACGCTGGCTTCACCCACTCCTCACAACCTGGGCACCGATGGCACCACTGAAACTCTTCGCCAGACCTCCACTCCTCGGTGAGCTGGTGGGGCTCCTCGTAACTTTGGGAAGTCAGGAGCGCGTAGCCGTTCCATCGGTCATGGAGCCGTTTTTTGAACTGCGTGATCAGGTCGCTGTACTGCCAGCATTCGTCAAGAAACAGCACCTGCACCGATTTCTCTTGAGCGTTGCTGGTGTTTGCCCCGCCTAACATTAAGGGCATGTGTGGAAAGTAGATCCCGTCTTTTTTGGTATGGTGGCGGTTTGTTGGCATCAACCCGCGGAGTGGTTCGCACGCCCCGATCACTGGTTTAAGTCGCGTTTCCATCCACTCAGCGGAGGTCGCATCGGTCTGGGTGATACTTAGCATCGGCCCAGGTTGTTGAGCCACTGCCCAGCACACCAGCGCCTCCAGTGCGGTGCTCTTGCCCGCGCCGGTACACGCCTGGACAAAAGTCTGGCGACAAGAAGGGTCGGCAAAGTCGGCAAAGACTGCGTTCCACCACGGAGCCGTGCCGCGATCAAAGTGCGTGGAGCGGGACGAGTGCGGGAAACGCACGTTGGCCTCCAACCAGTCCAGCGGGTCGCCAGTGTAGGCGAGGCGGATGCCGATGCATGAGCCGTCAGCGATTGGGTTCACAGGCTAGAGAAGCCCTCCCGTGCGTTAGCCTTGAGCAACTCAATCCGGCTTCGCAGCTTTGGCTGGATCTCGGCCTCGGTCAGTCCCGCCAACTGCCCAGGGAGGTCGCCAACTAGCGCATCCAGTTCGGAGCACCAGACGCTCACCACCCGGGTCGCGGTTTCGCGCATCTCCGCCGCGGGCACCAGTTCACCTTTTTCGCGGCCGATGATGATGGAGAGACGTTCGATCTCTTTTGCCAGCTTTTGCGTGCGGGCCTCTTTGTAGTCGAGCACCGGCTCGGCAGTCTTTGCCGGGCTAAGTGCCTCCAGCTTCTTCCTGCGCAATGGAGGCTCTATGATGCGGTCCTTTGTATAGGTCTTGCGCCACGATTCTTGCTCTTCCGTAGACCAGTCCCTGTCAAAGCCGTGCTTCTCCCAAAATTGTACGGAGGAAGCGCTTACGCCAAAATGTTTGGCGACCTTGGAATACGATGCCCGTTTATTCTGATTTGCCACAACGCAGTAGTATACCGGCAGATATTGCCGGTCAATACCCTACCAGTCTGGTGGCCTATGGGCGTTTTTTGCCGATTGCACAAAAAAGGGGCGAGCGTCGTTGACCTCA